GGATTATAGACAGAACTGGATGCGCGACTTACTGTTCATCCCTCGTGCAACAAGCAGACTATCCGAAGCAGTGTCAGCAGATCAAGAATCAAGCGCCTCGCAGGCGGCGGCAGATTTTGCTTTGCTTGAGTACTATTTTGATAGGTTGGACGGACAAGTAAATGATCCAGATAATGTCATCAACCCCACGCTTGCGGCTGCTGCTTCGACGCTATGTGTCTTAGGAGAGAAGTCCGCTGAATGCGCTGCCGATTACGTCGGCATCTCTTCCCCCGCAAAGCACCGCGTCCAAAACTGCGTCTTCCATGAGGGCTCGCGCCTCTCGACGGGGTGCCCCCAGCTTGTCGTCGCCAACTGCACCCAGATCGTGGCCTCGACCGAGACCGGCACGACGTACTACCACGGCACCTTCCGGTCAGTCGAATACATCAACTGCTTGACCCTGCCGCTCGCCGCCGATGCGAATTGCTGGGAAGGCGAGGGTACGCAGCAGGTCGCACCCACGGGCTCTAACAACTTCGGAGGGTCGTCTGGGTCTTGGCCAGCGGCCATCCAGGGCTCCCCGTACCCGATCACCGCGACGACGAACACCAGCCCTGGCGCTGGCGACTTTGCGATCTACGACGCGACGACTGGCGCTCTGGTGCAGTCGGACGAGAACGACATCCTCCAGGCTGGTGTCGGAACAAGTAACTCGCTCGTGCCGGCGCTCGACATCCTCGGGAATGTCCGCGGATCCACCACGGCCAGCCCTGGCGCTTTCGAGGTTGCAGCAGCTCCTCCGCCGCCGCCTCCGCCTGGATCTAGCCGTCCCCCCTTTATCCACGCGAACAAGCTCGAGACTCAGGTCCCGTGGATCTGGTTGTACGAGCTCCAGACCAAAGACGACCCGCCGCAGAGGTATCGCCTGACGAGCTTCACGCAGAGCGTGCAGTTTGGCCTCAACGCAGCAGGGCAGCCTCTCGTCTACTCGCCGGCGCCGATCACACACGGAGACGTCGAAGAGGGCACTGACGGGTCCTTGCCCACTATCAGCGTGACGCTTGGCAACGCCGGGCCAATCGTCGGCGCGACGATGGACGCGGCAGACGGATTCGTCGGGCAGCCGGTGCGAGTGATGCTCGTCAGTGCGTTCGACCTCGAGAGCGGGAAGGCATCGGTGGTTCAGCAGGGCGAGGTGGTCTCGGCCACGGTGCAGCAAGGCACGGTCTCCCTCCAGATATCCGCCTTCAACCTGTACCAGCTCCAGTTCCCTCCGTTCATCCACAGCCGGAGAAGGTGCCGGTGGATCTTCGGGTCGGCCGAGTGTGGATACAACACGTCCCTGGCCGGCGCAGGATTCACGACGTGCAACAAGACGCTGGCAAACTGTGAGGAACGGGGCGACGATGAGGTCGCCCAAGGATTTGAGCGCGCGCACCCGGCTCGCTTCGGGGCATTCCCCGGGATCCCGAGGGCGGGGCTGTGATGGTGACACTGGCTTACGACGACCTTCTCCCGCTCAAGTACGCGGCGCGGTCCTACGACCTCCAGTCAGGCGCGCTGGACTGCTACGGCGCCACCGCGGAGATCGTCGCTCGAGCTCACGGAGAAGCAGCCAGGTCGGCCTTCCTTGCCCTGATCGAGAAGCCAACCCACAACTGGGAAGATGTGGGCGATGTCGTCGAGCCTGGAGACGTGGTGGTGAGTCTCGCGGGGAATGACCTTCACGTGAGCGGAGTGGCCGCAACGATGCCGGCCCTTGTCGTCTCTGCGGCTCGCGGGTTCGGGGTGTACGCGCAGCGGCTGAGCACTGTTCGAGACATCGTGGGGATCTACCGCTACCCGGAGGCGGGATGCCGGTAGTCGTCTCCATCAGTAACCCGCTCCGCTGCGACGAGCGCGAGGTGGCAGTAGCAGAGACGGGCACACGTGTCGGCGACTTGAAGCCCGCAGACTGGGGCGCGGCCACCGCTCGCGTGAACGGGATCCCGGAGAGCGACGAGTACCGACTGCGGGAGGACGACATGGTGGTCGTCTTCCGTGTGCCGGAAGACTTGCTCACTGCGGCCTTCGTTGCACAGAACCTGCTGATCTCGATTGCGGTCAGCGCAGCGTTCGCGCTGCTCTTCCCGGCACCCAAGTCGAAGCTGGATCGGGATGACGAGTCGTCGGCTGTCTACGGGTTCGAGGGGATCAGTAACGACCGCGCCGAGGGCAACCCGCTGCCGGTGATCTATGGCACGATGAAGGTGGGGGGCACGGTCATCAATGAGTTCGTGAGCGTTGCAGGATTCCCGCCGAAGAGCACGCTGCGGCAGCTCATCGGTTTCGGTGAGGGGCCGATTACTTCGATCGCCGGCGTCGGCACAGACACGCCGGCCACGGTGCCCCTGACAGGCGGAGCGGTGCCGAATCAGATCTTCATCAACGGCAACAACGCGCAGAACACGCCGGACCTCAATGTGTGGCTGCGGATGGGGGAGAACGAGCAGGAGTCCGTCCCCGGGTTCAACGAAACGCGCGTCACCTTCCCCGTGGAGTCGGACCTGACGGTTCCAGAGGAGGACTTCGGCAACTTCAGCGCCGCACAGACGGCGAGCCTCATCACAGGGTTCAGCGTCGCAGGTGACGACGAGTTCACATCGGTGAACGATGCGCTGTGGCAAGAGAGCGCCGTGACCTTCGACTTCTCCACCGAGGAAGTTGACGGGTTTGTGTGGACGCTTAGCTTCCCAGGCGGCTTCTACGCAACGAACACGGCGTCCGGTGGGACGGAGAGCGCCTTCCTGGGATACCAGATCCGGTACATCGAGCTCGACAACTCGGGGAACCCAATCGCCTCGGGCGGGTACAACGGGGACGGCTACGTCCGCCTCCCAGTCGTGTTGCCCATCGCGCTCGCTCAGCGAGAAGGCTTCCAGATCCAGGACAGCTACCGGTTCGAGGACCCGCAGATCAGCACGCCGGCGACTCCTGGCAACAAGGCGCTGACGACATCGGCAAGCGGTAGCAGCCTCTCCTACGCGCAGAGCTCCGGGGGGTACTCGCCTGGGAGTGAGATCCCTTTCTTCTCATTCTTCGGGTGGGTGAACTTCGCGCGCGGGGGGAGCCAAGAGATATTCTCGCACACATCGGCAGGAGCAGGGTTCCGGTTGTACGTGCGCGAGGTGACGTTCACGACGGCAAGCAACTTCAACGCCACCGTGCCGGTGCTCACGCTCGACATCACCCGCGGCAGCGACGTGTACCGCTACTGCGCCGGAAGTGCGCGCACGTTCCCGCAGCAAGGGTTCACGGTCCAGACCCCAGACTCTCCTCCGCCGACCGCGCAGCAGGGGCGCATTGACTCGAGCGCGGTCGGGCAGTGGCTGCACATTGGAGCCAGCTTTCGTACCGGTCAGACGACGATATCCGAGAGCGTCGCCATCTTCGTCAACGGCCAGTCTGTGAGCTTGTCGCCGGACAGCCCGACGTTCTTGTGGACGTCCACGCAGATCAACTGCCGATGGGCCTCCGGTCCTCTAATCTTCGGGAACACTGGGGGCGCGACAGCCGGCGCGGAGCTCAGTCTCGACGAGTGGAAGTGCTACAACCGTCGCGTCGACCAGGCATTCGCAGCGGCCGAGTACAACAGCGGCGCAGGGCTGCCAGGTCTTGTGGCCGGCAATGGGCCGTTCATGTGCTTTCGTGCACCGTTCCAGGACGCTACTGGGACATCGTTCTACAGCACGGCAGAGGAGTGGTGGGCCGCGGCCCCGACGCTTGGCGCCAGCGCGACATCTGGCGTGGCCGGTGGAGTCGTGCGGTCGGGCGCAGCGGGAGTCTACAAGCGCAGCCGTTGGCGCGTGCAGATCCTCCGCACGACGAAGAGGAGCAACCGAGCCAGCATCGCCAACGCTGTGGAGGTGCAGGCGATCAGCAGCATCCTCAGCCAGAACTTCACCTACCCCACAACGCCGATCCTCGGCATCGAGGTGGACTCAAGCGAGCAGCTGAACGGGGGCATCCCGACGACCACAGCGATCGTGCAAGGGCGCCCCGTTCCGATCTGGGACGGCATCAGTACGACGCTGCCCACCGTGGTTATGGCGTTCTCGTCGAACCCGGCCTGGGTGTCGCTCGACATCGTCACCAATCGGCGCTATGGGCTGGGGCGGTTCTACGACCTCGAGGACGTGGACCTCGAGCAGTGGAAGGCGTGGGCAGACTACTGCGACGAGATCGTGTTCGACGGCCGGCCTCGTACGACGATCACGAACCCGGGCACCGTGAGCAACGCGGACGTCTACTTCGACAACACGACCGCGGATCCCGAGTCTGGGGAGGTCCGCGGAGCGATTTGGTTTGAGATCGGCATCGAGGAACTGAGCGTGCTGCCCGACAGTTGGCAGGCAGGCTCATTCCTGCGCTTCGCCGGGTTCCCTGACGAGTCAGCGACAGGCGTCTCGAACGACATCAACAGCGCTGCGGGAGCCGGTTACGAGATCATCGACGCGCAGCTACTCGACGGCGTGTGGACGGTGAAGTGCTACTGGGATCGGATGACCGAGACAGATCCCTGGACCAGCGGCCAGCGACTTGGCGCGGATGTCCTGACGCCCACCGACCTGAACGGCGCCACCGTGGAGGGCGGTCAGCGCAGGTTCTCCTTCAACGGCGTCTTCGATAAGACCGGATCAGCGTGGGACGCACTGCTCGATGTGTGCGCGGTTGGACGCGCCACGCCGGTGCCTGTTGGCAGCAGCCTCAGCGTCCGGTTCTCACGCCCTAGGCAGCCGATCGGGGTGCTCACAGCGAGCAACATTCTCGATGGGTCCTTCGAGGTGGACTACAGCAGCGAGCGCACGCGGCCAAACGCGCTCACGCTGAGCATCCTTGACGAGGCGCAGGGGTTCGAGACAGTCCCTGTGCAAGTGCAGAGCTCGGACCTCGATAACGTCACGAACCAGTCATTCATTCGGCAGCAGAATGAGACCCTGTTCGGGGTGACCGATGTCGGCCAGGCAGAGCGCCACGGGAACTTCATCCTGAACACGAACAAGCTACAGCGCCGCAGTGGTCGATTCAGTGCGGCCATGGATGCGCTGCCGTACCAGGTGGGCGACCTGCTCAGGGTGTCCAGCGACGTACTGCCTCGAGGTGACTCTGGGCGCTGCCTTTCCGCGTCGGCGTCCTCAGAGGTCAGCGCACTACAAGATCGGCGGGACTTCACAGGGGGCGCGTGGACTGCCTCATCCGTCACCGTCACTGCGAACACTGGCAGCGACCCATTTGGGGGGAGCACGGCCGACACGATCGACGGCGCTGGTTACGTGGAGCAAACCCTTGCGTTCACCGACAACCGAGACGGATGGGTGAGCGTCAGCTTGTGCGCGGAGCAGATCCTCGACGCTGAGCCCAGGATCGAGCTCGTGACAGACCGCGCGACCACGGGGGTGACCTTTGACCTCGCAGCGCTGACGTCTGCCGCCGACGACTCCTTCGACCAGCCAACGCGAGGTCAGGTCCAAGACATCGGTGGGTCCAACCGCTATCTCGCGGCGTCGTTCTTCGTCAAGGCGCCAGACGGTCGAGAAAGGACCTCGAGCATGGCCTTGCGGATCTACCCCCGAGCGGGCGTGGCTTCAGGCTCTGCAAGGTTCAGCTTCGCCAGCGTGACCCAAGCTGAGCGCGCCGCACTGCCGGTGCCCAGCCGCGGCATTGTGCTCGACCGGTCGGCGACGATTGCCGCGTCGACCAACTACACGGTCATCGTGCAGGACTCTCGAGGGAACACGGCCTCGGGGAACTTGGACACCACGCTGACTCCTCCAGGCACCTACCCTCCTGGCAGCGCTCTCTTCACAAGCGCCAGCCTGAACACCGTCCCCGTCCGCGGCTCCTCGTACATCGTCGCGTCCGCCGCAGAGCAGCTCACCATCGAAGTGAGCGGAGTCAGCCGCAAGAAGGATATGAGCGCTGACTTTGAGTGGGTCGAGTACCGCGAGGCGATCTACGACGACGACGCGACGGAGGATGACTCTGGCGGGTCGATCGTCGATCAACTGGATCAGCGCCCAGCGCAGAACCTCCAGCCGACGGCGCCAGCAATCGCCGCGGCGAACGATGGGAACACGGAGCCCACGCCTGGCGCTTTCCAGTTGGTGATGACGGTGTTCTGGCAGAACGACCTGACGACCGCCGCCACGCAGATCGGGTCTCGAGTGTTCTGGCGAGTCTACCAGACAGAGACCTCGGCCCAGGGGGCGTGGACCATCGGCGCAGACGTCACTGGGTTGGGCGCCACCGCGTCGTGGACACTTCCTGGGGCTCTGGTCGGACAGCTCATCGAAACGAGCGTGGTGCCCGTCACATCGTCCTTCCCGGCGCAGCCTCCGCAGGGGGGAAGCCGCTACGTGCACCGCGTCTCTGGGCTGTCCTACCGCCCCGAGGCACCGACGGCGCTCACGGCGGAGGTGGAGGACTTGTTGGCGACGTACTCCGCGGACTTCGCTGAGGCGAACGGGGGCGAGCAGCGCCGAAGGGTTCTGACGGTCGAGACCCGCAGGGGTGGCTGGATCCTGGGCCAGCGGGTGGCGGAGACGGGTGAAGGCCAGACGGCCACCGTGACGCCTGACCTCTTCGTGCCTGTCTCAGACGCCAGTGTCGGCCGTCTCCACGCCCGGAGCCGAGCACGGAGCGGGACGTACTCTGCGGAGGCCACGGTCGATCCTGGCTTCGTCGTCCCCGTGGCTGCCTATCAGGGGGTCAACTTCGCGCTGGGATCCACCGCAACGTGGGAGACGTACTCTGGGGGGTCGTGGTATCCCGGCGTCCCTGACGTTGATGGGCCGGCGGTCAGCGGGGCACTCGTCGAGAACGCCGCGGGCGAGCTCGCGTTCACGGGATCGGGCCTCGTCGGGACCTACATCACCCGCTGGGACAATACGACGCTGCTGGATCAGAGCTCGCAGGCTCCTCGTCAGCTATTGGTCACGGCAGCGGTGGAGGCGGAGCAGGTCCACCCGAGGACACTGGGCGAGATGCAACTCCCCCTGGGATCCCTCGAGCTTCAGCGGTGGAGTCTCGAAGGGCCCACCGAAGTGGCGGCGCAGGATCCAGCGAACAGCGCCCTGCGAATCCAGATTCAGACCAACGTCGACGGCACTTCGTCGGGGTGGAGCGACTGGCAGCCCTTCGCCTGCGGGATATACACCGCGGTCATGGTCCGACTGCGCCTGCTGGTCACGAGGCCCGACGCCACCTACAACGTGCGGATCAAGCGATTCCACACGAACGTCATCGTCCCGAGGCGAAGCAACGTCGAGCAAGGCCCGACGGAGCTCCACAGCCGAAACGAGCTCTTCTAATGCCGATCCAACTCAACGAACAGGACAGCCGCCGCGATCATCTGAGCGAGGCGCCTGGCGGAGGAGCGATCAGCGTGGCGGCCGACTACACCACGGCGGCCGACGTGACGGCAGTCCATCACGTGACCGCCGGCCACGTCGATAGCGTGTGGGTCCAAGTGCACAACTCGACGCATCAGGATGTCGAGGTGAAGCTGGTGCTGAACCCTTCCGACGACACGAGCACATCCGCGATTGACGACGCCACGACGACTCTGCTCATCCCGAAGAAGGACTCCCTTTGGGCGCTGCAAGGCGATGCATTCCGGTTGCGCGGGACGAACACGAAGGCGGTGGCGATGTACGTGGCGACGGCTGACGCCGACAAGCTCAAAGTGACCGGCT